CAATGGTTCAAACATTTTATATAATGCATTTGCCAATATTTTAACTGGAACCAATATTGCATTAAAAACAAGAAGAGCTACTTTCAATGCAGGAATCAATAATTTGACTGCAACGTTTACAACCGGAGTCAAAATATCAGCAAGTATCTGTTTGAATGCCATAAACGTATTACTCAATTGTGCCATTGCACTTTGCATCTGAGTACGCATCAACAACTCTTTGCCAGTCTCCTCGTTTTGCTCTTTCATTGCTTCAAGAGCTTTTTCATATGAAGCCTTTTCTTTATCAGAAGGTTGTGAAAGTTTTTCTTCGTTCTTCAGCATCTTGGTCAACTCAACTGCGGTGTAGCCAGTGGCCTTGGCAAGTGCTTCTTGTTGGAAGACATTCATCTTATTGAAGTCACCCATCGAACGTACTTGATTCAATATTTCTTTTTGAGCACCCGCAACATCTCCTTGGAATGAAAGTTGACGTGCTGCGTTAAGATTGAGATTCTTACCCAACAACACACTTGCTTCCATTTCATCGGACACACTCTGAGTAAAGTTCAACAATCCTTTTGCAGAACTTGCAGATCTATCCAAACTTACACCAAGTTGTTTTGCTTGAACGGCTGCCAAAGTCATTTGTTTGACATTGCCTCTCATCAACGTAACGGTATCATCCGATGCGTTGGCAACATCTTTCATCACTTCATCCAAATTAACCCCAGCAGCGTTTGCCAAATTAGCGGTAAACCCAGCCATTGCGGATGCTTGTTTATCAGTCATTCCACCGATAGATGACATCTTTTGTAAAAACCCAGCAGCATTTGCTTCACTAACTCCGTAGTTTGCTGCCAATAAAGATGTGGTTTGTGCCAATTCTTTATTAATCAACAATGATGTACCAAATACGTTACCGAGAGCGGCAAGTGACTCATATGCCTTATCAATATTAACACCCAAAGTGACAAACTGTTGATTCAACTCAAGTGCCGTTTTTTCCAACCCACGAGCAGCTTCTCTACTCAATCCAAGTTTCTGTCTAAATGCACCAGCAGCTTTATCCAATTCAACAAAACGATCAAAAGCATCGCTAAATGATGCAATCATATCTTTAACAAATCCAATCTGACTCTCCAGCTTCTTTTTTAAAGCTTCTGCTTTTTTGACTTGTTCTTCTTGTTCTTTGACGATATCGTCATTTAACTTTACATCATCGGTAAGCGCTTTTAATTTGTCACCTTCAGTCTTAACTTGTTCTTCCAATGACTTAACTTTGTTTTCGTCACACTTTGTAACTCTATCGCACAAATCTTTTTCGTTCTTCAACTTTTCTTGAAGTTGTTTAACATTATCATCACCAATCTTGATGCCTTCGTGACGTTGTTTCATCAACTCATCAAGTTTTTTCTTTTCTTTATCCAATTCTGCATTTGCTCTTTTTAATGGTTCGTCGAACATCAAACCAGCGATTGCACTAAAAGTACGCAATAAATCTTCTCCTGTACTGACCCCGTTTTTTAAAAATCCACTAAAGGTCTCGGCTGGATTTGCAAACGCATTGGTAACCAAGTCTATTTCTCTATGCAATTCTCTAGCTTGTTTTGCAGCCATTTTTGCAGCTTCACCCAAATGATCAACAGAACGATCCAAGATACGAATCTGATCGTTTATCTCCTTTGAAGCGGTACCTCCCTTTTTAAGACCATCCGTAAGGTCTTTTAGCGCTTTTTTAGTTTGATCTAGTGTATCGTCTGCCATAAAAATCTATTGTGCCTTATAAATATAAAATTTATATGGTTATTGTTCGATTTTCTATGGTTATTTACCTTTGGGTTTTGATGCCTTTTCCATTTGTTCGTTCTCTTTTTTACGAACTTCGGCCAGTTTACGTAGATAAAATATACGTAAGTGTACAGGTAAATTGTACACTATTTCGTGGTTAAAAGCTCCCTCGGAGTAATATGCCAAATCGAAGATTTGGGAATGTAATGAAATTTTATCTTCCGGAGTCAGGCCAAAAAAACTGTGCCGTCATCGGCACCGACACCCTTTCTTCGTGCGAACATTCATCACATCCAAAGTCAAATGTCATATCCAAATCAGGTGTTTGTTCACGTACATGTTGTCTGAATGCCAAACTATCTCTGGATGGCATTTCTTGAGTGACAAAACGTTGGATTGAGGTTCTATCAGAATTACCGTCGATTGATATGATCATAGTACGCAACCGTGTGGTAACGTCACTACTTGCATTCTTGTTGAGTTTTGCAAGTGCTTTAATTTCAGCGTCAATTGACATTTCATCACGATGTGTCAACAGTTTGTACTTGATAAGTTTCTTGGTATATGGAAGAAGGAATTCAAACTCGTTCTGACCTTTTGTGTACAACGTCAAATCCAATTCCTTAGACTTCATCAAACTAAGATCAATCTTTCTTTCACACTCAGTCTGACACTTTGGACAAGTGACCTTAACTGGACCGTAAACATCACCGTATGCAAGTCGTCTTGCGGCAAAAAACGCTGCGTTCTTATCACCAATAAGAATATCATCAATTTTAACCGGGGTTACAATGAGCGACTCAAGAAGTTTGTCCAAAACAATACCCTTACGAATAAGATTTTGATTTGTAAGAATATCTTCCTCCTTTGCAGTCATCATCTTCAATTCCAATTGTCCATTAGAAAGAGGATGTCCTTCTGGATAGAAATGACCTTGACTAGGCAACTCTATAGTTTCGGTAGGAAACTTACTTACGACCTTTTGTGACGCGTCAGTTTGATTAAATGGAACTGACATTGTTGGTTGTTTTGCGATAGGTGGTCCACCCACAATTGTTGATGGTCTAGTAATAGAAATGGTTTCGTCACTCATAATAACTTTTTGTTATAACAATATATATACCGTCTTTAAATTTTTGGGTTATTTTAATTACGAAGTGGTTCCACCTTTTTGAGCAGCTTTCAAATTATTTTGAGCAGCAGTTACACCATCTTCAGCGTTTTTCTCTGATTTTTTTGCATTGTTCAATGCATCTTGTTCATTGCCACTATCGTTTCCTCTAGCTTCTGCGGCATCCACTGCATCTGATGCTTGTTGTGTACGATTTTGTGCTTGTTGTTCTTTTACTTTGGCAATAGCAACTCTTGTTTGTTGAAGAGCAATACTCTGTGCTTTTGCTTTTTTGTTCAACGTATCCAACATGTTTGTGAACTTATCACTATCAACCACTTCAGACAACACTTCGTTAATGATTGATTTCAATTCAGCTCTGGTGATCTTCATATCGTATAAATAGTATACCGCATAAAAAACCTCCCAACTGTTTGAGTTGAGAGGTTTAAATCCAATCGATGTTTTATATTAAAATTGTAGAATTGCGTAGTCGTAGGCGAGGTTCAATGTAATATTCAATGAATCTCCCATGTTGGCCCAATCAAGGCTACCGAACTCTGCACTTACAATTTGAGCTTGTTTCAATACCCATTCTTCGACTTTATCACCAACTGGACCTAAAACTGAAATTGTACAATCTTTCTTGTAGAAGTCAAGATAACCATCACGACCAGTTACAGATTCGTGATGCAAACGTACCCATTCCATTACAGCCTGAGCGCCAGATGGTGCAATTGGGTCATATAGTTCAAGACTAATATCATTCCAAACACTCTTACCTTTATAGTACCGTTGTATGTTGATATAGTCAATAGTCTTCTTTTCTTGATTTAGCTTTGGACGATCAGTCTTCTTGATGATGAAAGATGGAATACCGTCAACGCTGAAAATGAAACGGTTTTGAACTTTTGGTTCAAATACAGTGTAAAACATTTCGTTTGGATTTAGTAGGTCTGCCATATATTTTTCTTATTAGGTCTTGTATATAAATAGTGTTAGTTTTCGATTTTTTCTAAAAATCTTATGATTCTTTTAAAGAAAGTTTCATGTCATATACTTTATTAACTGATGCTTTTAAATTATCTAAGTGACCACGGTTTCTTAACAATTTAAACACGATATTCTCAGTACTAAACTCTCCTCCTTTGCTTAAACCAAATTCACGCATGTCATATGCAGCTTTCAATACACGTTTCAAATCTTCCAAATTATTTGATCTAATTGCATTCTTAATTTGAAGAGTCATATCAGTATATTTTTGTTGAATTGCGTTTTTGTCTAAGTTCAACGTCAGTTTCTGTGGCATTTTTACCCACTTATTGTTAAGAATACTATACACTCCCAACGCTCTGTTGGTTTCTGTTACATCTTGAATATACAATTCTACTCTGTGATTTTTTATCTGAATATTGTGGTTTTTATTCCAGTTAGCTTTAATACTATCCACCATCTTTTTAACAAGATCGTGTTCCATTGCTATTTTCTTGAAATCTATCAATACGTGAACATCAATATCACTGCCCGGACCCCAATTGTAGTTAGCAGCACTTCCGAGAATGTAAATATCCTGAATTGGTGCAGTTAATTCAGACTCAGCATAAAAGTCCTGAGCAACCTTTAATAAAGCGTCACGAACATCTGACTTTATTGTTTTATCATCGTTCCAGATATTAGGATTGAGTGTGTTATTATAAATTATCGCTTTCATATTATATATTCGACCAACTATATCCGTAACTTTCTTGAGCTATTCCTAAAATTCTTTTTAATTCGGATATGGTTGATTCCGCTTTTTTATGTTCAATCGCAGTTCCACCTTTTGATCTCCATTGAGATACATTCGAAGGCAAATCATCAATTAATATATGATTCGGTCCTAATGCATATTGTTGTTTAGCTTCTGAACTATCCACTAGTATTATATTTTCATCTTTAGGCGCCGGAGTTAGATTTGTTGATAACCACTTACGTTTACCAATCTCAGCATTATTAGTTTTTGACCTTCTGGAAGATGTGCTGCTTAAAATTTTAACGGGTACTTTTAATAAAGTAATAAACTTCCAAAGAACATCACAATCTTCCGTTTTTGGTAATGTTGACCACCACGTAATACCATTATCCGGTGGAGCACTCCATATTATTCTCCAAATTTCACTGCTTTGATTTCGTTGATCAAAGTCAGCCGCAGGTATTCCGTTTGATAACTTTTCAAATCCCTTATCGAAATCAGTTAAAACACCATCCATATCACAATAAATCACCGTTGAATTTTCGTCGCCAATCTCTAATAGATTGTGATCAAAAACTTCAGGAAGGGTTTGTTTTAATTGTATCATTTGAGTATAAATATCAATAAAATTCAATAAGATCTTGACAATGTGAGAAATTACCTATAAGCATTGCTGCGCAATAAGTAATTAATCACTATCTTCACTTTTTAAAAAATCTATAACTTTAATTAGTAGTTTTGAACTGCTTGAATCACAAAAACATATTTGCTTATATTCTCTTGAGTTTTCACAACTCCAAGCCAAATCAGTATCTCCAGCTTGACCATAATCAGGCGCAGCAATCACATGATTTAGTTTATTATCATCATAAACTTCAAATTTATCATTGTTTGTTTCCACGTATATAAATATAAAACAATTATTGGATAAAAGAAAAACCTCGCTTTAAAAAGCGAGGTTTGAGTTATTTTCTTGTCCATTCAAACTTAAAGTGTCCACAATCCCATATTCGATCATAACCATTAATTTGCATGTTCTGCCATTCACTCAAATTAGAATCAAAAACATTGAGTACTTTTGAAAGTTTATGTTTTTGAAAATGTGTTCGATTCAGTGGAGTTCCATTATTTTTATGAAAGTAATGATATCCCGGAGGTGTATCTTCTAAACGTGTCATGCCAATATTCTCATATACAACACCAGAAAAAAACCGTTTGTCGCTATATGTCACAACTGAATTGACTTTATAGTTTTCTTTAAAAAAATTAAACATCTTTGATGCACCACCTATTAAATTTGTGTTAATCAAGTTACAAAACCTTGAAAGTTCATATTGATATTTTTTATCATATCTAGACTTTACAAATGTCATTACAGATACTAGTTGATTGTCGTGAAACAAACCAATTCTAATTGACGACGTATCGTTACCTTGGATATGGTTCTTTACAAGAAAATTTGATTTATCATCATCTGATATTTCTTTTATTTCACACTTTCGTGCATGAATTCTATTTGACTTTCCAATTTTATTCAAAATGATGCTTTTTACAATTTCATTTTTACACCTCCATTCCCAATCCCAGATGTGTAATAACTGTATATTCTTATCACAACACAATTGTGTTTTGTTCAGGTGATATTTATTGTTTTTACCACCCGCAATCTCACTGTGCCAATAAACGCCGTCACATTCGACTCCTAAATTTAACGAGGGAACGTAAATATCAATCTCTTCACCCGACAAGATTGTTCTGTCGTGATGTTTGACATTAATATTATGTGAACCAAAAAACTCCAACAATTCAGTTTCAATAGAAGATTTAAAACGATTGTGTGGATAACAATTCAAACAACGTGGTATATTGCCAGAATACAAGTTGTCTTCGAATTCAGTATCACACTTACAACATTTAAACTTGTATAGTTTATTGTACTCACACCCTGTATATTCATTTTTATCAAACAATGGTATCACTACCCCAGAAAGACGAGTTCCATCAAAGATGTTAATTAACATTTCTTTGATTTTTTGATCTCGTCGGGTTTTTTTGATACTATCCAATTGGGACACATTATCTACTCCATTATCCGCAAGATATTCTTTAAACTTTTTTGATTTAAAGCCTATTTCTCCCAAAGATAACCTTTCTTTTGTTTTTTCAAGAGTATTTGGTGAAACCTTCATTCCATACTTTTCAATGTTGGTTTGAACCATTTTTTCTCTATTGTTATAATTTTCATCACCATACTTCTCCAGCTTGGTTTTCTTTCCCTTTTCAAGATTATTATAACTTTCATCGCCATACTTTTCCTTCAATGTTTTTTTCATGTTGGAAACCATATTGGCATATGAACCATTTGCACGTTTTTCCTTAATCTTAGCCTTAACCTCAGGAAGTTGAGATGGATGATAAACTCCATACTTTTTAAAAAACGCTTCCCTTATTTTTTTGCCACGTTCAGTCATACAATACTCCTCATCTTATTGATACATATTGAATAAAATAAAAAAATGTCAAACTTTAAAATAAAAAAACCTGCCTTTTTCAAGGCAGGTTTTTGATTAATCTATTACTTTAATTAAGCACCGAACGATGCACCTGTCGGCAAGATGTTGAAATCAAGAACGATGAATTCAGCAGTCTTGGTTGGTTGTAGGAAGATTTGTCCATATAGGATATTTCTATCAATTAAGTCAGGGGTGTTGTTAGTTTCGTCCATCTTCACTTGGAAAGCGTACACACCACTACGTTGTTGAACCTGTTCAAGGTAAGGATTTACAATACTCAAGAAACGGTTACGTGTATTTGCGACGTTCTGTTCGAAGATCAAGAAACGTGAACTTGAAGCAATAAACTTCTTCAAGTTGATCATCAAACGACGAACATTGATACGATCCAATGCGCTTGGGGCAATTTGAAGAGTCTTTTGACCCCATACACAGATACCCTGACCGGGGAATGCTGCGATTGGGTTTACACGACCTTCATAGAGGGTATCACGTTCACCGTGCGTCAAACGATCCAACACTTGAACTGCTTGTGTAATACCACCACGATTCAAACCAGCAGGAGCAAACCATTCGGCAGATGCTTTATCG